CTGCAAAACCTGGCATAGGCCTAAGAACAGGACAAGAGCTTAGAGCCAACTGTTCAGTATTTGTTGTGCCAGTACTATTGCCGAAGGAACGATAAGGCCTATTCATTGTATAAATAGGGGGCTTGTCGTTTATAGGTCTCGACCAACCAAATTTAGCTGCGACATTAGCTGCCATAAGAGAGGCATTGGAAAGTGCGGCTGCATAGGAGGAAATGAGAGGAATATTAGAAAGAAAGGTGGCCACCTTCGAAGTAGCAAGTAATGCTGAGGTGACAGGTCTATCTTCTGATATCTCCTCCTTAATCATAGGTTTCTTCCCATACCGCTTAACAACTATACCTGATTGGGGGGTAGCAGGGACAGCGAACTCAACGTCTTCCCACCACATGAAAGCAGAAACTTCAACAACTGTGGCGCCGGAAGCAGCAACCTGAGACAAGACAGTAGTTGTGAAGGTACCCAATTGGGCAGGAATTCTGCCAGAAACGTCGAACCACCCAATAGGGTGAACCCAAGGGATCTTGAGAACTGCGGAAGAATCTCTACAATCAAGCTCAACGTTAGGCTGCTGAGTCTTCGTAGTAAGATTGTAACCCTTAGCCGAAGTCCAACCAGAGGTCATATTGTTTGTGAAAGGCAAAAACCTTAATAATAAACGGCCTTGTTGAAAGGGTTGGGCATTAATAACCAGCTTATAGCAGCAGGTACCACGGAAAAAGCGGTAACCATCAAGCTTACGACTCCACATAGCTACACTACCTAAGGTAGCTGTGGGATCCGTAACCAACAAGTCCGTGTTAGCTGCAGAAGCAGAGGCCCAATTAATAGTATTAATAAGAACTGGTTTCTCAAAGAAAGCTTTAAGACCAGGATCTGTAACAGAAGTAACGCCAACGTCTCTAAGTCCCAAGGACTTAGCAGGAAAAGCAGTCTCAATAGCTTCTGCATTTTCAATAAATTGGGTTGTAGCTTCCGTGGAAATTTTTTTCACCGTAGAGGTGGCATTATGAGGTGTAGAATCAGCAACTCGTTATTTTAGAACATCACCCCGAGTCAAGGGCGGCATTCGAGACCGAATACCTGGGTCTGTCTCCCTGATTAGTATGACTGAATAGTGCTCACAGACGATCTTCCACACGACTTAGTTCGGTCATTCCCTCAATCGTAGGATATATTGGGTTGTCGTGCTAGCTTTTCTGTATATATTTAAAAGCTAGGCTCAGTAACACACGGACCTATTCAAAAGTTCGTGTCTGAGTATCGTATAATCCGAAACAGGTATAATAAAATTCGTAGTCTTTTGTATAGCTTTTGCAAATTTAGGAAACCACAAATCAAAAAGATCCCTAGAATGAAGGGCAAGTTCTTTTAAATGTTCATAAGCTTCCGCGGGCCATTCCTCATGTGACACGCTTTTCTTACGCCAGAATAAAGGTTGTAATATAGAGTTTATATCAAGCGGGGCTATCCAGCGCTTAGCTCGTGGGCAGTAATGAAAAGATCTCTTCAAAAAAGTGATTTCGTGAATGTTTTTCCAGTTTTGACCGGGAGGGTTCTTATCAGAACCAGTAAGGCGAAAACCTAATTTATCCATAGACTTAGCGATATCGCCAGGTGTGATGGTAACTGTAGAATGAGCTGCGACTATATTATCG